TTTGTTAATCCTCTTTCTTTTAATACTGTTCTTATCCTCTGCCCATGCGAAGGATAAACAACAACTTTAATTTTCTTATCCCAACAATGCCGACAAGATTTGCATTGTCCTTCTTGATCTTGAGCGTTACATTTTATAAATGATTTAGGCAAAGATTTGATATGGAAGTTTGGCGCAATGGTGCTAGTGTTTTTTCCTCTTACTGTGTGACCTACAACAGAATCAGAAGAAAACCTGACAACAACATTTGGTAGTTTATTTAATCGTTCAATCACGCTTGAGAACTTTGGAAATTTATATTGTCTGGTAGGAATCCAATGTTTACAATGCGGAGTCGCCTTGCAAATTTCCAAGATTTTCTCAGCCAGTTTTAAATGGTACATATCGCCACTATCAAACCACCTAAAATATCTGCAGTTCAAATCAATATATTCTATCATTTCATCTGCAAAGTTTTTTCTTTTCCAGTCTTCCTGATTATGTTGCCTAACCTTTTTAACATTTGAAAATCTGTAGTTCCCTTCTCTGGCATAACAACCTTTGCAAGCGTCAACATAATTTCCAGAAGCATTAAAAGAAGCAGGACAACTTCCGCCTTCGCTTGGGTGTCCCGCTTGAGTAGACCAAGAAAAAATACTGCCCATTTTTTTAGTGTTAGATATTTTTATCATTCGTACTGCTCCCATATTTGGTGATAGATTTCCATAACAAAACTCTCAAATTTTGGTGCGTTTCTTTCTTCCAAATCTGGGTGTAGCTTTGTTGCTATGTCATATGCTTTTTCATATGTGATTTCATTCATTATTTCGTTTATGTCATCTGGTGAGTACATTCGTTCAATCCTCCGTTCAATAATATTCTATGTCTTGTTCTACATATTCAACTTGCCATTCATCAATGTCGCCTGCGTTTAAATCTCTTTCTATCTGGTGCTGTGCGTCTTGTTCATTGTCTGCGTTTACATATGTAACAACATTGACTTCTACTCTAAACCAGTTCTCCTCTTTTTCCCACTCTGGTGGGCAATGTGCTTTATCATTTGCGCTCATTATTCTACTCCCCTTTTTAAATTATTGTATTCATAATCATAAGCCAACATTACATCTTCCCAATGATACTTCCATGTTGGATAAACTTTTTCCATAAAAGAGATTGCGTCATCATACCCAATACGATCAACCATTTTATAAAACATATTGAGCAAGTATAAAAAATCATATTTATTTATAGTCATTAAAATCTACCTCCCGACATTCGCTATCATCACAATCTGCTTGGTGCTGTTGTTGGTTTTGGAGTTCGCGTTCTCTCCACTTATCTTCGAGTTTCTTGGCAGTATCCCAACCGCCTATTTCTATAATTTTTGCTATTAGTTCATCAGACATTTTATAGACTCCATGTGTTATTAAAAGATATGTTTTTGACTTGGATTTCTTGCTTGGTTTCTTTGTGAAAAAAATAATCTACAAGGCGAGCAGAATTTATATAAACTAATTTTTTCCTGTCGTGTCCTTGTCGCTCTGCGTTATCAAATACTCTCTTAATGTTTGCTTTTTTAAATCTCATTTAATACCTCCACATATTGCAAATCTGTCCACCCATCACGATCAAAAGGAAGTTTATATATAGAGTCATATATTTTTTCTAGTTTCTTTTGATCTGTTATTGCTTTTTTATATGTTGTGAAAATATCCCATCTTGCGTTAGTCAATGCTGAGATTTCATCTCCCATGGCAATATCATCTGATTCTAAAATCATACCTCCATATATAACTTCATAGCGATATTTTCCTTTACTTTCTATTGGCTCAAATTCACTCCATAAAATTTGATCTCCTTCTGAAAGATTATAAAAGTAAATAAAATCTTCATCTGGTGTTTGTGAGTAAATATTGATTGTATAATCAAAAAAATTTTCTGTATATTCAAGCATTATTTATCCTCCTTTAATAAATATAATTTTAATACTTTATCTCTAATAAATTCTTCTTTTATTTTATTTTTATAAAATGCAAAATCTTTAATCAAATTTTTGTGCTGATGTTTAACCTCTGTATTTACAATATCCATTATTTCTTTTTCTGTCATTGTTATAAGTTTTTTATTTATAACATTTATTAATCTTGATATTGTTCTAGCTGATTCTTCAATTCTAGATTCAATTACTTTTTGCATACGCTTATTATTAATTTTTATCATTTCAAATCCTTTGTTTCATTTCTAATAATTTTTTTAGATTCCGCTCTAACTTTTCTTTCTGCTGTTCGCTTTCTCCAAGTTCCGAGATGCTTATTATAAAATGGTATTGCTACTTTGTTTCTTCTTGATGCCATCTTAAACCCCCTTAAATATATTAATAGTGTAGCATTTTTTTGTGACTGAGTTCAAGCAGAATCATATATAAAATATAGATTTATTTATATATATTTGTGACATCCATCAGCCGGGGCTCAAGCTAAAAAAATTTCTTCGCTATCGCTCAGGTTATAACTGTCGCTTGCGCTCCCCTAAGTTTATAAAAGCAAAGCCCAACTAAGATCAAGTAAGACTTGCTCTAAGTTCCCCTTTACCCCACCCAAATTGATGTACCCACATAGACTCTTTTTTTCTGTGCATAATCTGATGGATAACTTTAATCGCTAAAGCTCAACTGGGATTTTTAAGAATCCCATTCTCGCTGATTAGCTCTACAAAGTTACCCACAAATTACACCCAGATTTTGTCGCTAATTTTAATAATAAAAAATAATAAATTACCACCCTGCTAAACTTACTTTGCAGATGCAGTAGTATGAAATGAGATGATGGGGAAATGGTAAGTAAATCAAATAGATAGGTTATCTATAAGGGTAATCTAGCCCTGTTAAGTCTGTAGAGTCTGTTGAGTTTAGAGTAGGGAATTGACACTTTACAGTCTCTTATTTCCCTGTCAACTAGATTAGCTCTTTATTTGGTGTGGTGGTTGTTCTCCTGAGCCTCCTTAGATCTTCAAAGACTATGAAGTTCCTACAGGATAAAGAGTCTTCCGAGTTTACGAGGGCATTAGTTCTGCTCTTGAGTCTATGAAGCTCTATGGGGAGGCAGGAGACCATACCCCCCCACCCTATATATATACAATACTGATACATTTTGGGGAAATTTAGGGTATAAACCAGTTGCTATAAAAATTCAACGCGAGTCTCCTTAGTCTCTAAAGACTCTAAAGAGCTATATAGTCTATGGGGAATAGGTGGGGGATATACTAATGCAACCCTGGGGGTTTGGATTACTTTAGTATATAGTTCAGATCGCCACTTGTCAAGCATTATCGTAAATAACTTGACAAATCTTCAGGGGACTATATACTATTCTACTATGGCAGTTTTAAATAACATAGAAAAAACAGAGAGAAAACGAGAACTAACAGAAAAACAACAGTCTTTTCTTAAACATCTCGTAGAAACTCAAGGGGATGCAAAGAAAGCAGCAGAACTTGCTGGTTATTCTTCTCCGCATCACCATGTTGTTAAGAGTTTGAAGTCTGAAATACTGGAGCTAACTAAAGAAGTACTAGCCACATCCGCTCCTAAAGCAGCTTTTAAGCTCGTAGAGATTATGGAGTCTAAGAGGCCAGTAGTTCAAGCCAATAATAAGCTTGCAGCTGCCACCACTTTACTTGATAGAGTAGGTGTATCGAAGGTAGATAAGGTTGATGTGAACCATAACGTAGGGGGAGGTATCTTCTTAATGCCAGATAAAGCTCCCATTGAAATAGATCAAGAGCATTATACTGTTATTGAACAAGAGGAATAATACTATGGATTTTCTAATCATATCTTTATTTATAATTGTAGTTGCTGCAGTTGTAATAAAAAGAAAGAAACCTGAACTATGGGAAAAAATTAGATCTAAAATGCCTCTATGAGAAGTAAAAGTAGAGACAGTCTGTTTAAAAGACAAGCAAAGAAACAACAGAAGTATAACTTTAAACAGCGTAAAGAACAGCTAAAATACAAGGAAGCGTTTTCGCAAATGAGGAAGTATGGCCGTCAAAAGAAGTAAAAAGAAAAAATCAACAGTCAACAAAGCAGGTAACTACACTAAACCTACTATGAGAAAAAGATTGTTTGAAAAAATCAAAGCAGGTTCTAAAGGTGGTCGTCCCGGACAATGGAGTGCTAGGAAAGCGCAGATGTTAGCTAAACAATACAAAGCAAAAGGTGGAGGGTACAAATAATGCCAATGGGAAAAGGGACATACGGTTCTAAAGTCGGCAGACCTAAAAAGAAAAAAATGATGGGTGGCGGTATGGCTAAGAAGAAACGTATGATGTATAAGAAAGGTAAGACGGTTAAAAAAAAAGAGTTAACAAAGCGTCAAAAAGATACTCTTAAAAAACATTCAGTACATCACACAGCTAAACATATGGCTATGATGCGCAGACTTATGCGCGAAGGCAGTACGTTTACTGCAGCCCACAAAAAAGCTATGAAAGAAGTAGGTAAGTAATGGCGCTTAAAAAATCTCAGAAGTCTTTAAAAAAATGGACTAAACAGAAATGGAGAACTCCAAGCGGTAAAAAGTCTTCTGAAACTGGAGAGGTATATGCTCCTTCTGCCAAGATTAAAAAACTTAAATCTACTGCTGCAGGTAGAAGAAAACTAGCAGCCGCAAATAAAAAGAAAAGAGAAGCTACTAGAAAAGGAAAACAACACGCTAGACACGGACTGCATAAAAAGAAAGGAAAGAAAAGGAAAAAGAAATAATGGCTCACGAAAATAGAAAGAAAGCTATGCTTAAAAAGTATGGATTAAAAGGAGTAAACAAACCTAAAAGAACTCCTAACCATAAAACTAAATCACACATGGTATTAGCACAGGAAGGGCATAAATTAAAACTAATTCGCTTTGGACAGCAAGGAGTAAGAGGAGCAGGTAAGAATCCTAAAACTGCTAAAGATAAAGCTAGAAAAAGAAGTTACTATGCAAGACATAATGCACAGGATGCTAAACCTAGTAAGATGAGCGCAAGATATTGGTCGCATAAGGTTAAGTGGTGAGCAGTCTTGGCGGATTGTTTGTACAGTTAAAAGATATGGGTATGTTAATTCCAGATGAATATGTTAGACGAACCTCTTCTACTGTGCCTTTTGGTTATGAGTTGTCTCCTGTTGATGGTTACTTAAAACCTATACCTTCTGAACTTAGTGTACTTAAAGAGGTTGCAGAAGCTGTAAATAAAGATGAAATAAGTCTAGGTATTGGAGTCGATTGGTTAGAAGCTGAGACAGGTAGAAAGATCAGTCGCATGGGCTTAAAGAAACATGTAGATAAAGTATATGGAAGATTGGGAAAAAAATCCAAATAAATACTTGACAGATGCTCAAGGGAACTATATACTAAAGAAGGACGGAACTCCACAAAAAAAACGTGGTAGACCAAAAAATTCTGAACTATCAGACGTTAGAGCAGCGTTACATGCTCAAAAGGCTTTAAAGAAAAAGAACTCTAAAGTAACAAAGTTGCGGAGATCTTTAAAAAAAGCAGAAAAAGAGTTAGATAAAAGTAAAAAAGTTTTAACATCTAATGTTATTACTGAAGCAGAAAGTAAACAATTACCAGATGCTATACAAAAACATTTAGATGACACAGGTTCTTATGTTGAGTTTATGCCCAACGAAGGGCCACAGAAAGATTTTTTAGCTGCACCAGAAAAGGATGTCTTATATGGTGGAGCTGCTGGTGGTGGTAAAAGCTATGCAATGTTAATAGATCCTTTAAGATCTTGCCACATTCCAGTACACAGAGCGTTGATTCTTAGAAGGTCAATGCCTGAATTAAGAGAATTAATAGATAAGTCAAGAGAACTTTATCCTAAAGCTTTTAAAGGAGCAAAGTTTAGAGAAGTAGAAAAACTCTGGAACTTTCCTAGCGGAGCAAAGATAGAGTTTGGATTCTTAGAAAGAGACTCAGATGTTTATCGTTATCAAGGACAAGCATACAGTTGGATAGGCTTTGACGAGATAACACACCTTCCAACAGAGTTTGGTTGGAACTATTTAGCGTCTAGATTAAGAACTACAGATCCTAATCTTAAAACTTATCTTAGATGTACAGCAAACCCAGGTGGAGTGGGTGCGCATTGGGTAAAGAAAAGATATGTATTGCCATCGGAGTCTAATAAAGCTTTTATAGGACACGATGGACTTACAAGAAAATTTATCCCTGCTAGATTACAGGATAACCCTTATCTAGCTGAAGATGGTGAATATGAAAGGATGCTTAACTCGCTTCCTGCTGTTCAACGCAAACAGTTACTTGAAGGTAATTGGGATATTGCAGAGGGAGCAGCGTTTGCAGAGTTTGAAAGAGAAACACATATTGTAGCTCCTTTTGAAATACCGTCTTGGTGGGAAAGAATAAAAGGCATAGATTATGGATATGCCGCAGAAAGTTGTTGTTTATGGGCTGCCGTTGATCCCGAAGACAAGACCATCATAATATATAGAGAACTCTACCAGAAAGGTCTTACAGGGAAAGCGTTAGCTGATAAAATAACATATATGGAAGAAAGTGAAGTTAAGTCTATACCAGGAGTATTAGATACTGCTGCATGGGCTAGAACAGGTTATTCAGGGCCTACTATTGGAGAAACACTTGTCAATGCAGGTCATAAGTTAAGAAGGGCAGATAAAAACAGAGTTGCAGGTAAAGTTCAGATACACGAACATTTAAGAAAGCGACACGAAGGAAGACCAAGACTACAGATTGTAAGTAGTTGTACTAATTTAATTAGAGAGTTACAAGGTATTCCATTATCTAAAACTAATTCAGAAGATGTAGATACTAAGGCTTCTGATCACGCTTATGATGCGCTACGTTATTTATTAATGAGCAGACCAAGAGTTGATCATCCGTATGACAGAAGGTTAAGAATACAAAGTGATATTTATAAACCGTCAGACTCAACATTTGGATATTAGTAAATGGCAGAAAAAGAAAATACATTTTTAAACGCTGATAACATCTACGAAGAAGTCGAAGGCGAAACAGGCAGTATTTTAAAACTTGAAGAAGATCAACAATCTAATCTAGTAGGAATAATAAAATCTAGATTTGCTCAAGCCGAAGACAAAAGAGATATGGATGAGCGCAGATGGTTAAGAGCATATGAAAACTATCGTGGAATGTATAGCAACTCTGTTAAGTTTAGAGAGTCTGAAAAGTCTAGAATATTTGTAAAGGTTACAAAAACAAAAGTACTTGCTGCATTTGGTCAGCTTGTAGATGTTATATTTGGAACTGGTAAGTTTCCTATAGGTGTTACAGAAACTAAAATCCCTGAAGGGGAATTTGGAGCAGCGCATTTAGATACAGCTAATCCACAGCCGGGAATGGAAACATCTCTTCCTGATAACATAGGTAATCGTTTAGAAGATCCTCCTCAAGAAGAAAATCCTTATGATGTAGGATATGAAGGAGATGGTAGAACTCTAAAAGCTGGAGCTACATTTGGTAAAGGAGTCTTCACAGACTCTGTAGAAGATCAAGCTGAAGATATGCTAGTGGAAGGATATAGTCCTGATCCTAGTAAGTTAGAATTAAATCCTGCACAAAAAGCTGCAAGGAGAATGGAAAAGCTTATCCACGATCAAATAGAAGAATCAAGTGGATCTTCCGAAATAAGAAATGCTTTATTAGAATCTGCTATGTTAGGCACAGGTCTTGTTAAAGGGCCTTTTAATTTTAATAAAAAGCTACATAAGTGGGAAGAAACAGAAGAAGGTGAAAGAGCTTACAATCCTTTAGAAGTTAGAGTTCCTAGAATAGAATTTGTAAGTTGTTGGGATTTCTATCCAGATCCTGCAGCAACTAATATGGAAGAGTGTGAGTTTGTAATACACCGCCATAAAATGAATCGTAGTCAGCTTAGACAGCTACGCAACATGCCTTACTTTGATGAAGATGCAATTAGAGATTGTCTACAAATGGGGCCTAACTACGAAGAAAAAGATTTTGAAAGTAAATTAAAAGATGATTCCAGAGGTAGCGAAGACTATCAAGGGAACTATGAAGTTCTAGAATATTGGGGAATAATGGATGCGGAGTATGCTAGAGAAGTAGGCATTGATCTCCCTGATGATATTGATGATTTAGATGAAGTACAGATAAATGCTTGGATAACTGGTGATAAATTATTACGAGCAGTAATAAATCCATTTACTCCTTATCGTATTCCTTATCACGCTTTTCCATACGAAAGAAATCCTTACAACTTCTTTGGTATCGGTGTAGCTGAGAATATGGACGATAGCCAACAAGTGATGAATGGTCACGCAAGAATGGCAGTAGATAACTTAGCTCTATCAGGCTCTGTAGTCTTTGATATTGATGAGTCTGCTTTAGTAGGTGGACAGTCGATGGAAATATATCCGGGAAAAATATTCCGCAGACAAGCAGGGATGCCCGGACAAGCAATACACGGATTAAAGTTTCCAAACACATCTAATGAAAATATGATGATGTTTGACAAGTTTAGACAACTTGCAGATGAACAAACAGGAATACCATCATACTCACACGGACAAACAGGTGTTCAGAGTATGACAAGGACAGCTTCTGGAATGTCAATGCTATTAGGTGCAGCGAGTTTAAATATTAAAACTGTTGTTAAAAACCTAGATGACTTTTTATTGAAGCCTTTGGGGGAAGCTTACTTTCAATGGAACATGCAGTTCTTTGAAGGTGATATGGATGTTAAAGGCGATTTAGAAATAAATGCTTCTGGAACAAACAGTCTTATGCAGAAAGAAGTAAGATCACAAAGATTAACTATGTTCTTACAAACTGCACAAAGTCCTGCTATTGCTCCTTTTGTTAAAATTTCTAAGTTAATAAGTGAACTAGCCTATAGCTTAGATTTAGATCCTGATGAAATACTCAACGATCCTGAAGAAGCAGCTATTATGGCTCAAATAATAGGTATGCAAAATGCTGGACAAAACACAGGCGAAGAAACTCAACTCTCTAGTGAACCACAAACAATGGAAGGAGCTGGAGGAATACCTCAAGCACCTCAAGACATTGGAGTTACAGGTACTGGCGGTGGCAACATCGGAACTGGAAATATACCGCAGCCAGGGGAGGATCAATTCTCTGGAACGATTAATCCAACTTCGTAGTACAGTTAAACAAGTATTAAGTTATATAAGGTAATTATGGCAAAGAAAAAGAAAAAAGATAAAGAGATTGTTGGAGTAGCTGTATCTGTAGCTCCTGTTGTAAAGGAAAGAGATAAGAAAAAAGCAGGGGGAGCTATGAAAAAAGGCGGTAAAGGAATAGAAGCTCTAAGAAAAGAAGCTCCAGAAGTTGTAGAGCGAATGGGTTATGAAGAAGGCGGAGACATAGATTCTCAAATGGCTATGATGATGCCTACAGAAGAAGAACCTATGATGGAAGAGCAAGAACAGGATATGATGCCTGACGAACAAATGGAAGATGAGTATTTAGATTTTATTATAGATCAATCTTTATCTCCAGAAGAAGAAACAACATTAATGACTAAATTAGAAGCTGATCCAGAACTAAGCGTAATGTTTGATAAAGTTATGGATACAGCTATGGAATTCGCAGGATCAGGGCCAGTTGACGGCCCAGGTTCTGGAGTCTCCGATTCGATACCTGCACGGTTATCGGATGGTGAGTTTGTCTTTACAGCAAAAGCTACAGAGCAAATAGGCGCGGACAGATTACAAAGTATGATGGAAGATGCCGAAGCTGAAGCAGATGCTATGAGACAGGATATGCAGATGGGTGGTGAAGTAGAAGAAAAACCTAAAGTAGATAGATTTGGAAAGCCTATTGATGAAGATATAGCTGAAGATGAAATCAAAAAAGGTATGATGTCTGTAAACCCTCGTATGCAATAAACGATAAAGCTACCTTAGTTTACTAAGCCCTTTATCACAACATTAACCGAAAGGCTACCTTTACAAAAACAAACCCTGCACAGTCGACTAATGCAGCTACTTTGTTTAGAAAGCCCTGAGTAGGAGTAAGATATGGCAACACAAGCGAAAGACGCTAATCCTTATAACGCTAAAAAGGAATGGCACAACCAAAAAGAAAAACCATTTGTATCTGCTGATGATGGTTTATTTTTTCAAAAACCTCAACCACAAGAAGAGGTTCAAGAAGAAGTTAAAGAATCAAAGCAAAATAAACAAGCTACTAAAGATAAACCTTACAGTAAGCCTGATTACAAAAAAAGATATGATGATTTAAAAACACATTACGATTCTAAACTTAATGAGTTTAAAGCTAGAGAGCAAGAGTTACTAGAAGAAGCTGCTAAAAACAGAACAAACTATGTAGCTCCAAAGTCTCCAGAAGAACTAGAAAAGTTTAGAGAGCAATATCCAGATGTGTATGAAGTAGTAGAAACTGTAGCACATATGCAAAGTTCTGAAAGAACTAAAACTCTAGAAGAACGATTAGCTGCATTACAGGAACGTGAGACAGAACTTCTAGCTAAACAAGCACAGGAAAGGTTGATGAATAGTCATCCTGACTTTGAAGAGATTAAGAATAGTGATGAGTTCCATTCGTGGGCTAAAGAACAACCTCAATCAATTCAAGATTGGATATATAAAAATGCTAGTGATGGGGATCTTGCAAGTCGTGCTTTAGATTTATATAAGCGTGATGTTGGATTAGATGTTAAAGCTAGTAAGCCTAAAAAGAAACAGTCTAGAAAAACTGCTGCAGATATGGTTTCAACTAAAACAACTGCGGTTGAACCAAAGCAGGAGAAGATCTGGACTGAAAGGGAAATTGCTGCAATGTCTATTGCTGAATTTGACAAGTACGAAGATGAAATCGGAAAAGCAATTCACGAAGGCAGAGTAGTAAAACAATAACTTTTAATTTGATATAATGGAGAAGTAAAATGGCTTATAACCAATCAGATCAGTATTTCGAGCCTAGCACGGATACTAATGCCAACTTTGCCAACTCCGTAAGCGGTCAAACTAATTCGTTTTTCCTTCCTGCAGTCTACTCTAAAAAGGTTCTTAACTTCTTTAGAAAGGCTTCGGTTGTAGAAGCGATCACCAACACAGATTATGCTGGTGAAATTACTGCTTTCGGAGATTCGGTAAATATTATTAAAGAACCCGAAATTACTGTGTATCAGTATGAACGTGGTGCAGACGTTACAGCGACTAAACTAACTGACCAAGAGTTGACTCTTGTAGTTGATACAGCTAACGCATTTAAATTCATCGTTGATGACATTGAAACTAAAATGTCTCACGTGAACTTTAAAGAAGTAGCTAGTTCTTCTGCAGCTTATGCTCTTCGTGATGCTTATGATGAAGGTGTAATTGCTACTATGTTCTCAGGTGTTTCTGCCTCAAGTCCTAACCACATTCTTGGTTCTGACAACGCTACTGATTTAGCGGCAGGTACATTTGATGGTACTGGTAATCTTGACATTGGTTTTGCAGCAAGTGAACACGATCCTATTGATGTGCTTTCGCACATGGCTCGTTTGCTTGATGAACAGAACATTCCAGAAGAAGGTAGATGGTTCTTAGCATCACCTGACTTCTATGAAGTTCTTGCAAGTTCATCTTCAAAACTTTTGTCTGTTGATTACAACGCAGGTCAAGGTTCAATTAGAAATGGTCTAGTCTCAAGTGGTAAACTTCGTGGATTTGACATGTATAAATCAAACAACATTGCAAGCACATCTAATGCTGCTGGTAAATGTATTGCTGGTCACATGTCGTCTACAGCTACTGCTCAGACTATAACAAGTACTGAAGTAATCAGAGATCCTGATAGCTTTGGAGACATTGTACGAGGACTACATGTATATGGTTCTAAAGTACTCCGTCCTGAAGCATTAGTTTCTGCTTTCTACGGTATCGACTAAATAGATTTGGGGGTGTAAAAACCCCCTCTTCTTTTTTTAGAGTAAAATTTTATTAACACTAACTTATCTTTTAAAGATAAAGGAGACACAAAATGTCAAACCCAGTATTTAAAGTAAGAGATACAGGGCGCAACTCAGCCAGAACAGGAGATGTTCAGGATATTGCTGATAACATATGTACTTCGTGGACTTCAGCTACAACAGGAACTATTGCAGTTACTGCTGACGCTACTTACGATGTTTCATTTACACAACCAGCAGATACTATTATTAGAAACCTTATTGCCATTCCAGCAGGTAACATTGTTACAGCAGGAGCTTCAGGTGATGATGTTGATTTTGATTTAGGTACTGCAGCAGGTGGTGGTCAAATTATTGATGAGAAAGCTATTCTTGATGATGGTGGATCAGCAGTAACTTGGACAGCAAACGCACCTTTGTATATTATTCAAAACTCACATGGACACGCAGCTAACGCTTTTGTAGGAACAGGAGTAACAGCAGGTGTTGTTGGAGGCCCTGCAACTTCAGAAGCTATTGTTATAGCCTCTACTTTGTATAGTGCTTCTGCTCGTACACTTTATGCTCGTCTTAAACCACTAGCAAATGATCTTGCTACAGCAGCTACAACTGTTACTTATTTAGTTGAGTTTTTACATCTTGGCTCTACTCCTGATCAGTAGATATGCCACAGATAGGTAACGATAAAAATCCTATGATCCTAAATGGCTCTAAAGGCCCTAAAAGCACTAGAGTCTTAGGATTGTTAGGTAACGCATATTCTGGTGAAGCTAAAAAAAACTACCAAGACAACTACGATAGAATATTTGGTAAAAAGAAAAAAGGTAAATAATGGCTACAACATATTTAACACTTACTAATGAGGCTTTAAGAGAACTTAACGAGATTCAATTAACATCATCAAACTTTTCAGACGCGGTAGGAATACAAGCATTTGTTAAAGAATCTATAAATAGATCATTAAATGATATTGCAAACGAAGAACCTCAACTTCC